TTCAATGGAATTATTGATAAAAAGGATTTTGAATATATATATAAACCACTAGGAGATGAAGTAGGAGAATTACCAGCAGACTTTTCTAACAAAGATATAGTAAGTGGTAAGATTAAAGTACTCCTTGGAATGGAAATGGAAAGACCTTTTTCATGGAGAGTACTTGCTGTGAATGAAGAAGCTACAACTAGAAAAGAAGAAGCTCATTTTGGTAAAGTTAGAGAGTATGTTACTCAACAAATAATGAAACCTATTCAGCAACAAATAGAACAACAATTAGCTGAACAAACTAAAGGTCAACAATTAAGTGCTGAAGAACAAGAACAACTTAAAGCTAAAATGAATCAAGAGATGCAATCTCAGACTCCAGAGGAAATTGCCAATTACATGAAGAGAAAACATCAAGATCCTGCTGAAATAATGGCACATCAAATTCTTGAATATGTAATTAAAAATCAACAAGTAAAACAAAAATTTAATAAAGGTTGGAAAAATGCTAGTATTACTGCAGAAGAAGTGTATTGGCATGGAATTATAAATGATGAACCAGTATTGGATGTAATTAATCCTTTGAATTTTCAATATGATAAAAGTAGTGATCAAGACTTTATTGAAGATGGGGAATGGGCAGGTGTAGAATTATGGATGACACCATCTCAAGTAGTACAATATTTTGGTAGTGAATTAACAAATACAGAAATTGACTCCTTATATGATGGATATAATATGAGTAGTAATGATGTTGATTTTTCATTTGATGATACAAGACAAGAACAAGGTAAAGTTAGAGTAGTCCACAGAGCATGGAAAGCATTAAGAAAATTAGGATTTCTATCTTTTATTGATTCTAATACAGGTCAAATAGAAGAAAGGTTAGTTGATGAAAAATATAAGTTAAATACTCAACAAGGTGATATTAATATTGAATGGGAATGGATTCCTGAAGTTTATGAGGGATATAAAATCAATAGTGATATTTATGCTAGAATGAGACCAGTTCCTGCTCAAACAAAGAACATTGATAATCTATATGAATGTAAATTACCTTATCGTGGTGGTATTTATGATAATATTAATAGTACTCCCACATCTTTGATTGATAGAATGAAGATGTACCAATGGTATTATAATGTTATTATGTATAGGGTTGAAATGTTAATGGCATCTGATAAAGGTAAATGGGTATTACTTAATATGAATATGATACCTAATAGTCAGAACATTGATATGAAGAAATGGTTATATTATGCTGATTCATTGAAGATTGGATTTATGAATCCTAATGAAGAAGGTAATCAAGGTGCTGATATAAGTACTGCTGCCAAAGAGATTGATATGAGTTTGATTTCTGATATACAAAAGTATATTGAACTTGCTACTTATATTGAAGAAAGATGTGGTGCTACTATTGGTATTACTAAAGAGATGGAGGGTAGAGTTGGACAGTATCAAAGTGCTAAAAGTGCTGAACAAGGTATTGCTCAAGGAAGTTATATTGTAGAACCTTATTTTGATTTTCATAATACTATTAAACAAAATGTCTTGACTGGATTATTAGAAACAGCAATTATTGCTTATTCTACTAATGGTAAGAAAAAACTAAATTATATTCTTGATGATTTTTCTAAAGGAATAATTGATATAGATAAAGAATTATTAGGTTTATCTCATTATGGATTATTTGTAGGAAATAGTTTAGATACTGTAAGAATTAAAGAAGCTATTAATAACTTAGGACTAACTGCAATGCAAAATCAAAGTATTGATATGTCTGATATTATTAAAGTTCTTAAAACTGATAGTATTACTGAAGCAGAAGAAAAGCTTGAGGTTGCTGAAGATAAGAAACGTAAACAGAATCAAGAAGCAGATAATGCTAGAATGGAACATGAAAATAAGATAGCAGCAGATGCTAAAGATTTCAAAAGAGAAGAATGGAAACATGAAGAAGAAATGATTATTGTTAAAGAAACAGAACGTAGAGAAACTGAACTTCAAAAAGCAGCAGTAGTAGCTATGGGATTTGCTGAAGATAAAGATGTAAATGATAATCAAATTCCTGATGTATTAGAATTGGCAAGAGAAGGACTTGATGCTAATATTAAAGTTAGAAAACAAGACTTAGATGAGAAGAAATTTGAACATGAGAAGGAAAATGACAAGGAAAAACTTAAAATAGAAGAGAAAAAAGTTAATAAAAAGACCACTTAACATATTAAGTGCTATTAGTGATTACTTGAAAAAGTTAAGAGCAAAACTTAATATATATTAATATTTAAACTTAAATTTGTACACACAATGACTGTAGAGAAGACAACATTAGACGAATCAATTGCAGAATTCACATGGGATGATGATGATACTAATTTAGTAGATACATTAGACAATGAAGATGCTACTATATTAACCAATGATGAAAAAAAAGATATTATCATAGGTGAAGTAAAAGAAGAAAAAGAAGAAAAAATAGTAGAAAAAGAAGAATCTACAATTGAAGATGAAGAAAAGACCAAAATTGAAAAAGAAGAAAAAGTTGATGAAACTATTGATTTCTCAGATGAAGCACAAGAAGTAGTTGATGAGAAAGTTGATGAGAAAGATGATGATTTTTTCAAAGTACTTGCTTCAGGATTAAAAGAACAAGGAGTATTTAGTAATACAAAACTTCCAGATGAAAATATTGATGAAGAAGGATTTGTAGGACTTGTTGAAGATGAAGTTGAATCAAGAGTTACTGAAACATTTGAAGGATTCTTTGAGGAAATGGATGATGATGGCAAAGCCTTTCTTAAATTTAAAAAAGAAGGTGGTTCTACAAAAGATTTCTTTAATGTAATAAAAGAAACATCTGCTGTTCCTACTGGTGATATTGATGATGAAAATTATCAAAAAAGATTTTTAAAATATTATTATGAAAATATTGAGAAATTAGATGCTGAAGATACTGAAGAAAGAATTGAGTATCTTGAGGAAAATGGTAAAATTGAAAAATTTGCAAAAAAATATCAACCTAAAGTAGAGCAACTTCAAATAAAAGAAAAAACAGCATTAGCTAATAGAATCAAAGAAGCTAAACAATTTGATGATGAATCAACAAAGGATTTTCATACAAAACTTAAATCAACACTTGATGGTGCTGAAACAATTAAGGATTTTACAATAGCAAAAACTGAGAAGAATGATTTGTTTAATTTTATTACTAAGCCTTCTATTAAAGTAGGTAAGAATAAATTTATAACAGGTCTTCAACAAGGATTACAAAATGCTAGTAAAGATTATGATACATTAATACTATTAGCTAAACTCATTAAATCAGATTTTGATGTTAGTGGTATTGAAACAAAAGAAAAAACAAAACAAGTTAGAAAATTAAAAAGTAACTTGCAGAGGTCAAAGAAAAATATAAAACCATCAGCAAATGGTGGTTCTGGTAAATCACAATTATCAGATTTTTTCAATTAATTAAATAATTAAACTATGAGTAAATTAAACAACAAACTGATTACTAAGCAAATGCCTTGGCATGCTAACATGACAGAGATGAACCATTTAGGTGCAGCTCTTATTGCTAAGCCTGGGATATTTGAAAGTAAGATGAATGAGATTTTTACAGCCCATAGGTATTCTGATAATCCCCTTACTTCTAACTTAGTTGGAATGGGAAAAGAAGAAACTATTGGGCAATCTAGTTGGGAATGGTCACTAAAAGGTGCTACCACAAGACCACTAGTTTCTGTAGAAAATTTGGAAGGGACATATGCCACTCCAGGTAAAGGTAAGCAAAACTTCAAGATTAAACTTGATGAAAATTGGTATGTACCAGGTGATATTATTTTTCCAGGAACTTCCAATAAAAAGTATCAATGTCGTGTTCAAGAAGAAGTACAGAAAAGTGGTACAGGTACTATTTATACTGTTCGTCTTATGACTGATGATCCTAATGCATTTGTTCCACCAACTTTATTAGCTGCTGGTCAACAATGGGGAAAATTATTCTCACAGTATGAAGAAGCTGCTGAACAATCAGGTTCTACTCAATATAGTATGCCTATTGACTTGATGAATAGAATGGGTCGTTATCGTAAGAAGTATAAAGTAACAGGTGATGCTGCTGATGAAGTACTTGCTGTAAAATTACAGGATGGTAAAGGACAATGGCATAATAGTTGGGTAAAATATGCTGAAGTTGAATATTGGCAGCAGTGGTATCGTGAACTTGAAAGAGGTTTCTGGTACTCACGTAGTACTGATACAGTATTGGGTGCTAATGGTAGACCTATTTTAACAGGTCCAGGACTTCAAGAGCAACTTGAAGATAGTCACTTGTATAGATATAGTTTTTTAACTGCTAAACTTATTGAAGAATATCTAATGGATATTTTCTATTCAAGAGTTAAACCAGGAAAAGCACGT